AATTAGAAAAAGTTAATTTTACTAGATCAACCGAAGAAGCAATAATTAATAAAGTTGTTTTTGGAGGCATAAAAGATTGGAGACCATACAATGCATCCGAAATAAAGCCTGCCGCAAGAGATTTAAAAGTTTTCTTATCATCCGATAAGTCAGATTATGTATTTTTTAGACATGATCCATCCGGAAATTCTGGAGGAGCATTTAGAGGCGAAATACAAATTAAAGGTGCTGAAGCTAAAGCTGGAGGTTTAGGAACAGGACAAATTGAAACAATATTAAACCTTTGTGATCCAAAAAGAGGAAGATTTGGAACTTTATTTAAAAATAAATTAGATAGAGCAACTACCAATTTTAAAAATCAAAAAGTACCAATTAGAAAAAAATATGAAGAAGATGGTGCACCATCAAAAGGTCCTATAAGAGAAGAATATGATAAACAAGTTGGCCAACTTAGTGCTGAATTGGTTACGAATGTAATTATGCCATATTTAATTAAGTTTCTTTCTAATGATGAACGTGCAGCCGCTTTTACTAGATGGGTATTTGCGTATGCCACATCTCGCCAAAAGAATTCTTCTAAATTTGTCATAGCAAAAGGAACTTAAAATGACACTAGACGATATAGAAAACGCAATCTATCAAGGTCACAAAGGTTTTGACCAAGTATTCGACCTGATCGAAAGATATAAAACAAACAAGAAACATTATCTCAATGATGGCAAACTAATCGCCATTAACCAGAGAATCAATGGCATAAAAAGAAAATTGGAAACCATACCAATACAGTTTATAAACAAAATATCTGTAACACTTAAATATAGAAACTACATCAAGTCTGTTGTACCAGTAGGAAAAATAGATAGTGTTACAACTGCAGCAACAAAGGTGGTTGAGATAGCAACAGAAGATGCCAATAAAAAAATAATAAGTGCTAAAGAACCAGCCACTAAGAGAAATAGGCAATACGAAAAAACAGAAATAACAAAGTTTTTTTATCAGAATCATAATTCAATTGTTGCCTTGTTTGAATTATATAATATGTTACATGATGTAAAAGAAGTGATTAATAATAAGGAATAATATGGCTCTCGTTGATTTTGATAAGATTTTACAAGAATACACCGAAGATGATGATGACTTTGGTTTTTCTGCTGTATCAGAAGAAGAATACAATTCTGTTATAAACAAAACTGCCGAAACAGCTGATGATTATAAATTGAGATTGGCTGAAGTAGAAAAGATGATCATTCCTTTCCTTAAAAAATTACATTCGACCGGAGAGAAAGAATACATATATTGGCCAAATCGTAAACCAATTATAGAGAAACAAATAGAGAGAATACTGAAACTAACAAGAGATTAATTATGTCTGCTACTGTGATTATACCAACTACTGGTTCGCCAGAAGTGAAAACTGCCGTTGAATCTGTCCTAAATCAAAGTCATCCTACAGAGTGTTATGTTGTGATTGATGGTGATGGATATATGGACAAAACCCTTGAAGTATTGGATTCAACTGTTCATGATGAACGAGTTCACATTTGTTCTTTACCAATCAATGTCGGTGCCAATGGTTTTTATGGCCACCGTGTCTATGCAGCCTTCACGCACCTAATCAATACAGAATACGTTGGTTATCTCGACCAAGATAATTGGTTATATCGGTCTCATGTCGAACAATGTATTAAGACAATCAATACAAGAGGCCTGGATTGGTGTTACTCTCTCCGTCAAGTATATAATAAAGAAGGTAAGTTTGTTTGTTTTGACGATTGTGAATCACTTGGCATCTGGCCAACTTATCACGGAGTTCATCACATAGATACTAATTGTTACTTCATCAAAACACAAGTAGCAAACAAGATTGCATCTGTTTGGCATGGTGGTTGGGGACAAGATCGAGTTTTTCTACAGGCTATCACTCATCATTTTCCTAAGTTTCACTGCACAAGTGAATACACAACCTGTTATCGAGTAGATGGTGGTAAAGGTTCTGTAACAGCAGAATTCTTTGAAAATGGTAATAAAGTAATGAATGAAAAATATAATGGAGAATACCCATGGCGGAAAAAAGCTTAGTAATTGGTGCTATAACCAACTATGATTTCGATAAGGTTGCACCTTGGGTAAAATCAATTAATGAAACGGGTTTTGTTGGTGACAAGATAATGATCGTTTTTAATTCTACATTAGAAACGGTAGAAAAACTAGTTCAACACGATTTTAAAGTTGTTGTTGTTGGACAAGAAGATAAAGAAAACAAACGATTCGTCCACCAATCACATCTACCAATTCATGTTGAAAGGTTCTTTCACATCTACAATATTCTAAAAGATAATTGGGAATTTTATGATTATGTTATTACTACGGATGTTAAAGACATTATCTTTCAAAGCAATCCCGTAGATTGGTTAAAAGAAAATCTAAATGGTAAAAAATTAGTCGCTGGTTCAGAAGCAATTCAATACATGCACGAACCTTGGGGCAATCAAAATTTAATGGAAACTTATGGCCAGTATTTTCACAATGAATTTAAAGACTGTGAAATCTATAATGTTGGTACCTTAGGTGGTGAATCTGAATACATGAAAGATTTGTGTTTGAATATATTCTTATCTGCCGTTAATCGTCCTATTCCTATAGTAGATCAGGCTGTTTTCAATGTGTTGATACAAACTTTACCTTTCAGAGATGTCATTCAATTTGCAAGACAACGTGATGGTTGGGCTTGTCAAGCAGGCACAACAGTTGATCCATCTAAGATCGAATCGTTTAGACCACACTTATTGGAAGAAGAACCAGACTTTATTGATGGTTATGTTTACACATCTACAGGAAAGAAATTCTGTATTGTTCACCAATACGATAGAGTTCCTGAATGGAGAAAAATTATAGAAGCGAGATACAAATGAAAATTTTTATAACAGGATTAGCAGGATTCTTAGGCAGTCATTTGGCTGATCGAATGATTGAACTTGGCCATGAAGTCATTGGTAACGATACCTTAATTGGTGGTTATGTTGATAATGTACCAGAAAAAGCCAAGTTATATATTGTTGATTGTTGTAATGTTGAACATATGGCACAAATCATGAAAGGATGTGATGTTGTAATTCATACAGCTGCAACAGCACATGAAGGCCTTTCGGTTTTCAGTCCAAGCTTCATCACACGAAATATCTTTGAAGCATCTGTTGCAACAATATCAGCTGCAGTTCAAAACAAAGTAAAACGATTTGTATATTGCACATCGATGGCACGATATGGTGAACAACAAACACCATTCACTGAAGATATGAAACCACAACCAGTTGATCCATACGGTATTGCAAAAGTTGCTGGTGAAGAAGTATTAAAAGTGTTATGTGATACTCATTACATGCAATGGAATATTGCAGTACCACATAATATTGTAGGACCAAGACAACGATATGATGATCCTTTCCGTAACGTGATGAGTATCATGATTAATCGTAATCTACAAGGAAAACCTGCTATCATTTATGGTGATGGTTTGCAAACAAGATGTTTCTCTTATGTTGATGATTGTATTTCTTGTTTAGAAAAGATGGCACTTGATCCCAATCTGGTACATCAGATAATTAATATTGGACCAGATGAAGGAACAATTACAGTTAAAGATATGTCGAAGATGGTTGCAGAAGAATGTGGTTTTGAAGGTGAACCAATTCATATGCCTGATCGACCAAGAGAAGTTAAGCACGCCTCTTGTTCTGCTGATAAAGCAAGGCGATTGTTGAATTATGAAACGAAAACTGACCTAAGAACAGCAATAAAAGAAACGGTACAATACATCAAAGAAAAAGGACCAAAAGAGTTTGATTATTCTTATCCTTTAGAAATCATTTCAGATAAAACTCCTGCCACATGGAAAGATAGGTTGATGTAATGGCCACAATCGGTTTCTTTAACTGTGTTTCAACACAACCAAAAGCTACAGAACATTCTGTTCAATCGATTCGTAAGTTTCATCCGAATAGTTTCTTTATGATTGCTTGTGATGGTGGTCCAGATTATTATACATTATGTAAAGAGTATAATATCGAATACTACCATTCACAAAAGAATCTGAGTTATCCTGTTCAACCTTATGGATACAGAAAAGAAAAGATACTAGAATGGTTGAGTAGGTTTTATATCGCTTGCATTAAAACGGATACAACACATCTGATGATGGTTGAAGATGATGTGGTATTGGTTAAGCCAGTAACCGTTGAAGATGATTGGGAAGTTGCTGGACATCCAACAACACACGCAAATCTATTTCATCCAGAATTTACAAAGATGATACATGAATTTTCTGGAGTTTATCCTGATGTTCAAGGTTATGGTGCTGGCGGCGGTTCAATTTTTAAAGTAAAAACATTCATAGACAATTACTTCAAAGTTGTAGAATTCATTGATAAAAATGCTGACTACATACAAGATAACTTTTATCCTACGATGGGTTGGATGGACTGTTATATGACTTACTACTATTTGTTATGTGGCAAAAAATATACAAACAATCCTTATTTGTTTAATATTTGGCCAACTGATAAAAATTATGATATTAACAATGTGCCTTCTGAAATGGAAATAGTTCACAACTATAAAAATTATTATGTATGAAAATTATAAGGTAGTATCGCCTGGACATCTATTTCAAATTAGAACTGGTCCTGGTCCTGACTATAGTGAAACATATTCTAAAACGAGATATGATCTTTATCCAACAACGGATAAAATGTCACAATTAAGATATTCTATAATCGAATCAAATATTGGTCGTGTCAAATCGATCTGTGATTTTGGTTATGGCAACGGAAGTTTTTTGAAATATTGTTACATAGAAGGCACTAAGGCTTATGGTTATGATATATCAAATTATCAATTACCTTCTTATATCACAAAAGTGGACAATCCTGATGAGGTTGAGGTTGATGTAATGACATTCTTTGATTCTTTGGAACATTTGGATGTTGAAGATTTGACACCAATACTCAAAGCAAAAAAAGCAAAATACTTTGTTATCTCTGTTCCTTGGTATCACGAATCATGTGGTAAGGAATGGTTCATGAATTGGAAACACCGTAGAGAAAATGAACATTTCCACCATTTTGATTGTAACGGTTTGACAAAATTACTGATTGATGCTGGTTGTAAAATAATTCATGTTTGTAATGATGAAGATAAAATAAGAACACCATTTAGTGATTTACCCAACATATTGACAATAGTGGCGAAAAAGAATGATTGAAAATTATGAGATGATTGAACCAGGCCACTGGTTTCAAAAAAATCAAACTGGTGAAATTATGAAGTATGATACTCGCTATATGGAATATTATACTAAGATGAATCTTGCCATGTCTAAGTTAAGATTTGATTTATTAGACAAATATACTAGTTTCGATTCTATCTGTGACTTTGGTTATGGTGACGGCAAATTCTTAGAATATTGCCACCAACAAAAAGTTTCTAAATGCTATGGCCATGACATTTCAAATTTTCCACTACCACAAGGTGTTGAATTTGTACCTGATGTTACCAAACAAAGTTTTGATGTGGTAACATTCTTTGATTCGATTGAACATATACCACAACCAAACATACACGAACTGTTGGCCTCTTTACAAACCAAATATATTATGATATCATTACCATGGATGCACGAAAACATGGGTGCTGAATGGTTTAGAACGTGGAAACACAGAAAAGAAAATGAACACTTTCACCACTTTGATGTTCATGGTCTAATTAAATTGGCACATAAAGCAGGATACACACCTATACATATTTGTAATCATGAAGATGAAATTCGTAAATCAGTTTCCAATCTTCCCAATATATTAACTATGATTGCTAAAAAATGAATGATATTACAATTGTAACCGCCTTCTTTGATATTGGTCGTGGTGATTGGACACCAGACAAAGGATTGCCACATTATCTACAAAGAACAACTCAAACTTATTTGGAAAGATTCAGTCATCTAGCTAAACTAGAAAACGATATGGTGGTGTATACCTCTAAAGATATGGTTAAAGAGATTGAGTTTCTAAGACAAGATCGACCAACACAAATATTGACAGTCGATTTCCAAAAAAGCTTTATTGAGTTAAGACAAAAAATTACAGATGTTCAGAAAAGTCCTGAGTATCAGAGTAAAATAAATCCCATGCAAGTAAAAAATCCAGAATACTGGAATGCTGACTACGTTCTCGTCAATGCTTTAAAATCATCTTTTGTTAATAGGTCTTTAGACCTCATCAAAACTGATTTGATTGCTTGGTTAGACTTTGGTTATTGTAGAAGTGAAGAAACATTAAATGGTGTTAAGAAGTGGAAGTATTCTTTTGATAAGAATAAAATACACTTCTTTAATATCAAAGAATGGAAAGAAGGAACATACATCCAAGACGTTATTGCAAATAATGATGTTCATATAACTGGACCGTGTATTGTTGCAGGCCGAGAGATGTGGCCAAAATTGGAAGCTATGGTTCATCATAGTGTTCATGAACTTCTAAAAAATAATTTAATTGATGACGACCAAACATTATTATTAATGTCTTACTTAATGAAACCAGAATTATTTGAATTGCATCCAGTTTCAAATTCAGATTGGTTTATTGCTTTTAAGGAATTTAGTGAATGAAAATATTCTTATCAGGAACATCTAACTTAGGTGATTTTCTAAATGGTATGCCAGTATTGTCTGGTATACAGAAGTCTTATGGAAATATTGATTTGATTATACGACCAGAAATGGCCAAGTTTAAGGGTATCAAACAATTCTTAGCACATCAAGGTCTTTTCTCTGATGTCAATTTTGCAAATGAAGTTTTTGTTTATGGTAATATTACTCACATGAGTAGTTGGCCAATTCGTGAAGATAAGAATGATACAAACCGACCAATAGAAACTTGTCGTTATGAAAACTTCATGAAAGATAATTATAAATTAAATTTTGAAGTTGATGATAGTTTTGAAATTCAAATTCCTGAAATGAATATTGAAATCCACCAAGACACACCATATATTGGTGACCGATGGTCTGAAGGTACCGTTGATGACCGTAGAAGGTCAAACACATTATCTGGTTTACAGAAATGTCATTATATTGATTACAGTAATGATTTGTTGACCAATGCCTACATCATTAAAAATAGTAAACATCCTTTTATTGCAAGCCTTTCAGGAGTTTCTGTATTAGCGGACTTATTGAATAAAGATGGTTATGTAATTTGGAAAGCAGAAGATTGGGATATACAGTTTAGAAATGGTGATGACATTTCTTGGGATAATGGTAAGAACATCAATACAATTTTTGAGAAGCACTATTATCTAAACAGAAAAATGAAATTATTACATCAAAATAAATTGGAAGAAATATTAAATGGTTATTAATATTGCGCCAAACACTTTTGGTGGACCATTGAGAAATGGTGATATGATTGCTCTGCTGAATGCTTTAGAATATATTCGTAGAAAAAATCCTGATTCAAAGTTTCATATGATGGAAGGCACGATCAATTCTGCCAAGTATTGTCAAGACTTATTTAAATTTCTTTGTGAAAATACGGACTACTTTTCTTCTGAAGCCGGTCAACAAACTTTGCCATGGAGAAAAGTAAATCTTTGGGACTTTAGAGATATATCTGGTGATATTGCCAAAATTAAAAATACAAAGACTACACAGAAAAAGATAGTTGTGTTTCCTTTGTTTGATGCTCCGTATAATACATACAGGAATTGGCCAAGCCAATTACTTGACCAGATACTAACTGAATATAATCTACCAGACTATGAAAAAATAATCTGTGTTCAAAATGAACTTCCACAAACCTATGATAATTGGAAATATAGCACAGATTTTATGACCAATGTTTACCACATTATGGAAGCAGAGATATTCATAGGTGCCGAAACTGGTTCTGCCATTCTCGCTTCGGCGCTTGACAAACCACCACAAAAACTGATATACTATTATTCCAGTCGAGGTTTGATACACACCCTACCATTCAATGTTCTAAAAGGTCAAGGAGAGTTAAGAACCTATTGGGGTGATTTTGAAGGTACTTCCTGGCAGTAAAATCCAACATTTTTGACAACTATGTATCAAACCCAATTTTTCTATCATTTGGGTATGGTAAGTAAGATGTTGTATAAATAATCAAACCAGATTCGTATTTTGCAACCATAGTGTGTTGCATTCTAGAAGGAAATTAATGCAGTCATTTATAACGTTCTTGAGGGAAGCCACATCCATCGATGATGAGATGTTGGGTCATCTTACTCATACGAAAGACCTGCCACACGAAGATCCAAGACATACTCAAACTGCAATAGACCTACTACACCAATTTCACAAAAAAAGAATGGGACAAGAAAGCTCTGTTGGTGCATCATTAAAAACTGACGGTGGTGCCTCTGTTCACGTCATACACGATAAAGAAGGTGTTGGTGTTTCAGATAAACACAGAATTGCCAGAGGTGTCATAGCAAGAACACCTAAAGAAGTTGACCAGCATTTTGGTCATAAACCAGACTATGCTGCTTCACTCAAAAGATTATTAAAACATGGCCACGAATTCGTCAATAAAGGTCACCATGTTCAAGGAGATTTACTGCATACACCAGATTCTCCTGGAGAAAAATCTGATGGTCATACTACCACAACACCAAATAGAATCACATACAAAGCCAAAACAAAAGCACCAATTGGTTTAGCAGTTCATACTGAGATTACAAAAGGTGTGGCTCATGGTGTTAGTAAAAAGGCACTTAAACATAGTGATAATGTTTTTGTTCCTGAACACGAATACAAACCTGATCCAGATACTTATTCAGAAAAAGATAGGCAAGCCACAGAGAAACATTTAGAAAAAGCAAAAGAGTTACTAAAGAATCATAGCACAGAACATTTGACACCAGAACACATTAATGTAAAGAAAGGTGGACACTTTACTACATACTTAAATAGAACAACAAGAAAAGGTCAAACTGCTTCCGTGGAAGGTTATAAAAAACATTTAGATGATGAAGCAAAGAAATCAGTTGGTAAATTAAAGACTCCTGTTGGTCAAGTAAGAAAACAAGCAGAGTATGATAAGTTGAAAAAACATGTTGATGATAATTCTAAACACTTTCAAAGGTCTTTAGATATTAGACATCACTTGGGTCAAGCTACAGAACATTTATTAAAAGGCGTAACACATCCAGATATGGAAACAAGTATAGATGGCAAAAAGTCCCAAGGTGAAGGTATTGTATTGCAACAAAAAGACAAAGCAGGAAAGATGAGACCGGTATCTAAACTAGTTCCTGTAAAAGTTTCAAACTCAATTTTAAACAATCCTAGGTTTGCAAAGTAAGATGAAATCATTTTTAGACATAATCAAAGAAGAACAACAAGGTGAAAAACACCATGTTATTACCTTTGGCCGAATGAGTCCTCCTACTGCAGGCCATTTAAAATTAATTGATAAAGTAAAAGAAGTTGCAAAGAAGAATAATGCAACTCATTCTATCATTGTTTCACATACACAAGATACAAAAAAGAATCCTTTAACGGCTCAACAAAAGGTTAAACATCTAAAACGGTATGTTTCTGGTCCAATAACAGAAGCAAAAGAATCTGGCGGTACTAATATCGTAGCGGCTTCAAAAGAGAAACCAACAATTCTACACCATGCAGCAGAAGCACATAAGAGTGGCGTAACACATCTTCATGTGGTCGTTGGTTCTGATCGTGTTAAAGAGATGCACCATTTATTACACAAATATAATGGTGTTGAGGCTGGCCATGGAAAATACCACTTTAAAAAGATTACGGTACATTCTGCTGGACATCGTGATCCAGACGCTGAAGGCACAGAAGGTATGTCCGCTACTAAGATGAGAGAACATGCAAAGAACAAGAACTTTGGTGAGTTTAGGAAAGGTGTGCCATCTCACGTTTCAGATACTCATGCAAAAGAGTTAATGCACGATACTCGTAAAGGTATGGGACTACATGAAACTACAGATCGTGGTATGTTCAAAGCTATTTTTGTTACCGGCGGACCTGGTTCTGGTAAAGATATCATCATTCGTGAAGCCATTTCTGAAGCCAAGATTGTTGAACTAAATTTCATACAGGCTCAAGAGTATTTGGCTGATAAACAAAAATTGTCTGAAAAAACAAGTGATTACAGGCAAGAAGCAATTCGAAATCGTGGTCCTTTAATCATTAATGGTCCTGCAGATGATACAACCAGAATATCATATATCAAAGAAGAATTAGAAGAATTAGGATATGAAACAATAATGGTATTTGTGAATACCACCAATGAGACCAGTAGAGAAAGAAACTCTTTATTGTCCAGGATGATGGTTGAATCGATACGACAAGAAAAATGGTTGAAATCTCAGAAAAATACTAAATATTTTAAAGAGACCTTTGAGAAATTTGTATCTTTTGATAATACAGGAGATATAGATAGTAAAGAGCAAGATATACATGAAATCTATGAAAAAACTAATGATTTCTTGGATACCAAAGTTCTTAACGAAACCGCCGAAGATTGGTTGATTCGAAACTCTAAATTAAATATTAATTCATTATACAAGGAACAAAAAAATGTTAAAAGCCCTAATCGATTTCTTAAAAGTAAAGCCAACGCAAACCGTAGACCCTTGCAAGACAACAACTCCCCCTTCATCCAATTCCAGCGAAAGCTCGGAAAAATCGATGACGTCCGTGACGGAGACATCGCCAGCAACTCAGGTTACACCTTCCGCACCTACGAAGAAGGCCAGCCCAAAGTCGAAGTCCAGCCCCAAGCCAAAGAGCCAAACTTCCAAAAAGACAAAGAGCAAATAAATAAAAAGAAACGATGGGTCAATAGCGCCTCTGGTGCTATTCGATCCCAAGGTGTAGGACCAGAATTCGATACTCGCCAACAGGGAACAGTATACCCTATGTCAGGAATGGGCGATGTAACCTACCGTGAAGAATTTAAAAAGTTTAAAGAATTTGTAGAAGCCATAGACGATCCAGGTGCCAATGATATGGGACTTGCTGGGTCGATGTCTGGCGCAAGTAACAAAGAACCTTTAATGACCCCAGCAGATAAATTTGCTTTATCTGGTGTAACTATAAAGAAGAAGAAAAATGCTAAAATTTAAACAATTCATATCTGAGGAATATCTTGATGAAAAGTCGCCAGCATGGCAACGTTCTGCCGGTAAAGATCCAGAAGGTGGTTTAAATCGTAAAGGTATCGCTTCTTATCGTAGAGAAAATCCAGGCTCTAAGTTATCGATGGCTGTTACTACTAAACCATCAAAACTGAAAGCAGGATCAAAAGCGGCTAATCGTAGAAAATCATTCTGTGCTCGTATGGGTGGAATGAAGAAACGATTGACATCCGCTAAGACAGCAAGAGATCCAGATTCTAGAATTAACAAAGCATTACGCAAGTGGAACTGCTAATAAACGGAGAATAAAATGTTCACAAAAGTTAAAGTAACTCAATCAATGGTCGATGCCGTAAACTCGGTAATTTCTGAAAAGAAAATGTCTGAGGCTGACTTAGACGAAACTGGTTTACGTAAAGCTGCTTATGCTGCTCACACCAAAGGCGAAAAAATGTTTTCGTTTAAAGGCAAAACATATCCTGTTAAAGTTCAAGGTGAAGATATTTCTTATGGTGAAGCCATCGAAGAAGCTGCTTCTGGTGAAGTAACTAAAACCAAAACTGGTCTGATTCACAAATCTACCAAAGCATATGGTGGTTCCAAACCAGAGAAACACGTTGTTGATACACTCAAAGGTCCAAAAACAAAAGACCTAATGAAAACGGACAAAGAAGATGCCATGAAAAATCGTGGTCGTTACGATGAAGAATTAAAAGGTGCTCAACATAAAATTGATGCAAACAAGAACAACAAAATTGATGCTCATGATTTTGCCATTCTCCGTGGCAAAAAGAAAGTAAAAGAGTCCTTTTCGGCTCGTTTAGAAGAAAAATGGAAGTCGATGAAAGAGAAAAAAGATGTTGTTATGCCTGAAGCTATTGAAAAGTCTCCAGAGAAAAACCAAGACGTTGCTGACAAAAGTTATCTTAAAGACAAACCAGGTTCTTTTAAGAGTGACCTAAAAAACCTTGGTCGTTTTATCACAGGTAAAAAAGAAACAAATGAAGAAACGAAACAAGTTGATGAAGTTAAAAAACCAACAGGTGAATTAAAAGATGCTTGCTGGAAAGGTTATACTGCTGTTGGTATGAAAATGAAAGGTGGCCGTAAAGTTCCTAACTGTGTACCAGAAGAGGTAGAAGAATATACCGAAGATCAACTCGATGAAATGATTAATGAAGTTCTTGGTAAAGATGCAAAAGCTGGTGATTGGATTAGTGACTTTGTTCACTCTGATAATCCAAAGTTTGCTGGTAAATCCAAAGCAAAACGTAAAGAGATGGCTCTTGCTGCTTACTATGCTAAACAACGTAAAGAAGAAGTTGAAATGGATGAAGCGACAATTGCAGGCACATCTGGTTGGAAAGAAATACCAAAGAATGTCAAAGACAAATCTGGTGCTGTTCATACACCAATGAGTCGTGCAAAAGATTTGGCTCGTTCAGCATTTAAAAAAGTCCAAGACAGAACAAAGATTAAAAAATAGGAATAGCTATGTCTAAGAATTTAAGAGATATCGTCAAGAAAAATCCTACACCAGCTAAACCTCGGTTTGGTGTGGATCCTTCTGATCCATGGTCTGCTAAGGCAGGAATTTATGAAGCTGGTGGTACACTCGACCAGTTTTTGTCATCTCGTGGAATCAATCCTAAATTTGTTTCTAAAGATACAAAAATATCTCATGCGAAGTCAAGTGCTTTCTTAAAATGGAAACAAGATCATACCGTTGAAGAAGTTCAATTGGATGAAGATAAGTGGTTGAATCGTTTTCTCTCATCTCGTGGTATCGATCCTAAATTTGTTACAACTGATAAAAAAGTTAGTTATTCAAAATCTGGTGAATTTGCTAAATGGTTGCGTGACCATAAACCGGATGAAAGATTACAAAAAGAAGAACAGATTGATGAAGTATCTGGCATGGGAATTCGTAGCAGCCGTTCTCATGAACCAACTCAAGCTGATCACGATACAGTTAAAAAACATTTAAAGAATTTGATGGCTATTCATTCTGATGAACCATCTGCAACACCAGCTGTTCATCGTGCCATTAAAAAAGTATCTACTGCCGGAACAACATCAACAAAAACTAGAAGCCGAGAGATGTTAAGAGCTTTGATTCAAAAACATTCTATTCCGATTGATCAAGAGCATCGTGCTTTGTTGAATAGAGAACAAGTAGAACAAAATGAATCAACAAAACCAACATCATTACAAAAGTTTCGTAAAGCATCTGCTGAACGTGAAAAGAAACACGCTGATATTGAAGCCAAACGCCAAGCAGATGCCAAGCAAGGCAAAGAAGATATGAAAGGTGCTATTGACCGTTTAGAAAAACATCTGAATAAAGAAGCTGCTGACACTGGAGTAAGTAAAACTAAAGAAACACAATTTCACAAGAAATTAGATACTCTTGTTCATTCTACTTTTGGTAAACGTAAAGATGAAATGAAGATGAAAGAAGAAGTTGAACAGATTGATGAAATTTCAAAATCTACACTAGCTTCATACAAAGATAAATCTACAGCAAGTCTTAAAAATGCTCAAGCCAATCGTGATGCAGCTGAACCTGGTAAACATATGTCAAAAGGATTTGCTGATTTACACGCAAAATCCGATGCGATTGCTAAGAAACGAGTTAAAGGTCTAATGGGTTATATGCAACGCAAACAAGGCATGAAACCTACCAGTGAAGATGTATTTCACGATACTCAATCCGCAACTCAAATGCCATTTGATGGTGCCAATAATACAAATGATACTTCAACAATGAAACGTGAAATGTCGAAATCTGCTCGTATGATTAAGTCTTTATACAAGTCCAAGAATATGAAAGAAGATATGTATGATTGGGAAAAAGACGATAAATCAACCAAAGGTTATGGTAAGAAACCAAAGATGGCCACAACTGATAAAAAAGAAAGTTATGGAGAAAACAAACCAGAAGCCTTGGCCATAATGACTGGTGGTAAGACTTTAACTGGCCAAGATAGAGATACCGTTGAAATTGATCCATCAATGAAAAAGCGTCCTAACCAACCAGATGCTGGCCCACAGGATGGTAGTAAACAAGATAGAAAATAAGATAAATAACTAACAACCTTCAATAATAAGGAGAAGAAGATGTCCTCATGGGGAAAATACGATAACGCAGCCAATGCACCATATTGGGCTGTCAATTCAACAATTGTGAATGCCACAAACGTAAAAGCTAACTACTCTGCTCCAACAGCAGATAACGTAGCTCGTTTGTATGCAAACACCACAGCTGATGTTTACACCGTTGGTGAAACCATTGGTCTTTTTGGTGTTGATACTAACGAAGCTTCAGTTAATGGCAAAACACATTCTGGCTGGGTTCTAAGAACAACCGGTTCAGGTGGTCGTGCAAATCGTGTGCAAGAAGAGGTTTTGGTCGCTATTTCCAACTTCAATGAAGATGGTGAAGATGGTGTATACCAAGATGCTATCGTTACGATTGGTACAAATCCATCTGCCAACTCCGTTGTATATGGTGGTGGAAATACAGCATCGTTTACAGTTGTGGCTTCGATCACAGCAGGAAACACTGCAGCTCCATTAACATATCAATGGCAGCGTTCTGCAACACTAGGTGGATCTTATGTAAACGTTTCGAACGGCACACCAGCAAATACAACATACTCTGGTGGTACAGGCGCAACATTGACAGTTACACCAACATTTACAGATGCAAACAACAATTACTATAGAGTAACTGTTTCTGCAACAACAACAGGTGCTTCTGCAACATCTACACCAGTTAAGTTGACTGTAACGGCATAATGTTTTCTTTTAGAAGGTATGTTAGTGAGTGTGGAGATGGACCGGATATGCCGGTCATCTCCATTTCTAAAGAGAAAATTGATTTCTCTGAAGAAGAAACACGTAATGAAATAAACGATAATTTGTATCAGGCTTTAGATCCTAATTTTCTAAATCCTTATATTGCATGGAATAGAGCTTCAAAATTATTGGCATTATATGGTATTGCTTTACCTAGAATTATTTTTGATGATATTCTAGATGGAGAAGAAGTTGTTGCAATAAACCAGTTTGGAACGAAACAAGGTGTTGATACGGATGGCGTAACAACAAATCCAGACAATGAAGTAGATTACTATTTTTATTTCAGTTATGGTATGGTCGAAGATGGCCATTATGAATGTTATGCTGTGGTTACTGATGATGCAGGCTTGGACGAATTAGTATCTGATGACACCGAACATTTAGATCCAGAAGGCGAAAAGCAACCACCACAAGAATAACACAATATGTTTGATGATTTGAATGATGAAAATTTTATGATGTATGCGATGAAGTGTTATATGACACCAAATTGTATTATGTCTGAATTCGAAAGTGATATCAAAAGAACGAAATATTTAAAAAGGTTATTTCGTAGATATAAGATCACAAAAACCCTCAAAGAGCGGTTGATATTAAATCACATTATTTTATTGAATAATGTTTTTGGTCCAGAAGACACATCTAGAATATTATTCTATAAGATTGATAAACGAGATTATGATATTTTGAAAACGTTTCTAATATATTTGGGTATCATGCCTGACATTGTTAGAAGTGTTAACGGAAAAAATATTATATCAGCTGACATTCCGGTTGATTTACATATTGCACAGATATTAAGGCAAATATGAATTACGATATATTAACATTTAAAGATTTTGTAAGAGTTCAAGCAGATTTGAACCATCTAAGACATAAACTGAAAAGTCCAATGACTGATGAAGATAGAATCGAACTCTTTAATCAAATATCGGACAAAACAAAAGAAGTAATGCATCATCTCAATACTTTACATCAAGGTCAACTTGGCGAAGGTGTTGATCTGGATGAAGATGGTGTTGCTGTTGCTGGGCCAACTAATGTTGTTGGTCGTGGTGCAATCGCTGGCACAGGTGGACCTGGTGGTGAACCAGGTGTTAATTTGAAAAAGAAAAAAACTCCGGTTCTTATGTCTATTCGGAGAAAACCAATAAAGGCATAAACAATGTGGTTTTTGTCATTCATACCTGACTGGATTTTACAATGGGCAATACATGGTCTGGTTATACTTGGACTTGTATTAACATTTATAGGATCACTTGTTAAATTTATACCTGTGATTCAACCGTATGCTTTAGTTGGTAGACAGGTCGGTATCGTATTGTTATTGATTGGTGTTTATTTTGAAGGCGGTTATGGTGTAGAAATGTCATATCGTGCTAGAATAGCCGAAATGCAAGCAAAGATAAAAGAAGCAGAAGTTAAATCTGCTAAGCTTAATGAAAAGTTGACTGTTGAAGTTAGTAAGAATAAAGAGTTGATTAAAGAGAAGGTGAATAGGAATGCTAAAGATATTGAAGCGAAAAGGGAAGCTATTAACGCTGAGTGTAAGTTGTCTGATGATGCTTGGGTGCTCTACAACCGTGCCGTTGAGCCAAAAGTTTCCAGAAGCTCCTCAAGTGCTAATGGAGCCCGCTCCGGTTCTAAAGCCTCTAAGTAAAGATAAAAAAACATTAGCTGATATGTTAGAGAATGCTAATGAGAATTACGGATTGTATTATGAATTACAAGATAGATACAATGCGTGGCAGTTATGGTATAAACAACAGAAACAAATATTTGATAACGTAAAATGAAAAAATTATTAACCGTTTTATTAATGTTACCTTTGGTGGCATTTGCACAGAAAACTCCGCAAGGTGTAACCTATGATGCTCAGATTGTCCGTGTAAACGATGGCGATACTGTGGTCATAGCGGCTCCCTTTTTACCGGCACCACTTAAACCCGAACTTGCCGTTAGAATATTCGGTGTTGATACTCCAGAAAAAGGATTCAGAGCCCAATGCCCATCAGAAGATGCCAGAGGACAAGCCGCTACAGAATTCACAAAGAAAGCTGTATCCGCTTCCACTCAGCGTCAAGTTGTGTTGTATGGCTGGGATAAATTTGGTGGCCGTGTCTTGGGTGATATCATACTAAATGGTCAATCACTACGCACCATGTTAATTAAAAATGGCTTTGCCCGTGAATATTTTGGTGAAGCAAAACAAAGTTGGTGTAACTAATGAAAAGATTATTACCTTTATTGTTCGTTTTGTCATTAAGTGGTTGCACATTATTTGATGCCTATTTTATGGCCAAGTATGACACTAACGAATACTTCATCGTTAATGATATTAAAACGAAGGCACAGATTGCAGAAGAAAATTGTGGTAACCAATTGTTGGTTGTTACACAGGTAAATGATTTGTATATCAAAGCATTGGAGTTTAAAAACTTCACAAGTCATATACCAAGAAATAAAGATACAGATAATATGTCGACAAAATTATTGACATTAACAAAAGACACAAGAGATTATTTTAATAAAGCCGAAAAGATTTCACCAGTATTTTGTAAAGCAAAGTTGCAACAAGTTATTAAATCAGCAGATACCATTCAACATGTTTTAGGGAGTAAACCGAGATGAATCCAGAACAATTAAATGCTTTGATTATAGAATATAATAAAATGTGGGCCGAAGGTCAGATTAGCAAAGAAGAATACATTCAATTAATAGAAGGCATTAACATTATGGAAGGCATCAATGATGATGCTGAAGGCTTAGCACTTAAAGAACAATTGAACACAATGATAAACGCAGCAATCTCTGTTGCAAAAATGGCGGTATAAAATGGAACTAACAAAAGACCAACTCAAACAATTACTGCCAAAGAATCCATACATTGACCAATGGCATAATGCTCTAGCACAACTTTTGCCTGAGTATGAGATTAATACTCCTCAACGCATTGCAGCTTTCATAGCACAATGCGCTCACGAATCGGGTAATTTTATGTTTCTCAAAGAAAATCTAAATTATCGTGCTGCAACATTACGTAAATTATTTGGTAAGTATTTTCCTACAGATGCACTAGCAGAAGAATATGCTAACAAACCAAATAAACAAGAAGCTATCGCAAATCGTATCTATGCTAATCGTATGGGAAATGGACCAGAAGAATCTGGTGACGGATTTAGATATTGTGGCCGTGGACTCATTCAATTGACAGGCAAAGAAAACTATTCTTGGTTCGCTGCCTCACTTGGTATTACCGTTGAAGAGGCATCTGAATATTTACAAACATTTGAAGGTGCAGCTCAATCTGCTTGTTGGTTTTGGGAAACAAACAATCTCAATCAATGGGCCGACAAAGGTGACATTCTCACATTAACAAAGCGTATCAATGGTGGCACCATTGGTCTTGAAGATAGAGTTAAACATTATGAACACGCACTTCATGTATTAGGAGTTCATTAATGAACGATAAAAAGTTAATGAAATGGATATTGTTCATTTTGTTATTACCTTTAACATTGGCGTATTTTAGTGGTGACCGATTCCGTTATCCATGCCAAGATCCAAATAATTGGGATAAACCAATGTGCAAGTTACCATACTGTGATGTAACAAGAACTTGTCCGGAACATATTTTCAAAGGCCAAAATGATCCACGAATTGGTCCAGATGGTAATCAACCTATGTCACAAAAAACACCAGTCACGCCAGTAACAGGAGCAAATTGCAAATGAACTTAAATATTTTTAATAAAGAAGAAAAACAACCAGAGCAAAACTTCATGTATACCGAAGATCAGCTTATGGCTCGGTTACGGTTCTTCATTGGTATTTGTTTAGCACTTACATTGTTTGGTATTGTGTTTGTTGTATTATATTCGTTGATATTTGTAACACAACCACTCAATGCTATTTCACCGATTGACCAGAAGTTTTTTGAGTTAATTGTGCCTATCGCCACATTTCTAACCGGCACATTATCAGGTATCATGTTGGCTGGTGGTGATAAAGAGTCACAAAAGATTGCACTACAAGCAGCAACAGCGAAAACAACAGTATCGCCTGCACCAACAACTCCATCTGCACCTTCAACAAGTTTTGGTGGTAACACATCACAATTTACAAGTTCATTTGGCGGAAATACCAATCAATTTACCGCAACACCAACAGCTGCACCGTTTACACCATCTGTTACAACAGGATTTGGTGGTAAACCTGCACCTGTTCAACCACCACAACCGGAGTTATAATAAATGAATTGGTTAAATAGTATGTTGTCAGATGGAACAAATGGTTCTATTAGTAGTAAAAGATTTGTGACGGTAACGGCTTTTGTCGTATGCACGTTTGCTCTTATTGCTGATATTTTTGGTTATAAAGTAACACCATCATTATTTGATTCAATGATATATTTGGTAATCGCAGGATTAGGTTTTACTGCCTCAGAAAAATTTGCTAAAAAGGAAGAACAAAAATGAAAAAGCTTTTAATTGCACTTAATATTGTCGCTTGGTCTTTAGTTGGTTATCAAGTTGCTCAAGCAGCTGAAACCAAAAAAGCCTGTGTGATGCAAAAAGATCCAAAGACTGGTAAAGAAAAAGAAGTTTGCAAAGAAATTAAAGTGCATAAGAAATTAGATGGCACTAAAGTACCAGAAAAGAAATAAATGTCAGAGTTTGACGATACCGACATTAAAGTTGATATTGGTGTTTTAAAGACACAGGTATTGACTTTATCTGCACTTTGTAATAAAATGGACCAGGTTATAGAGAAACTGGTAGATCAACACGACCGGCATATTGCAAAGGTATATACAGACATGGATAATCGTAGACTCGAAACGGAGGCTGATATCAAAGAAATACATCAACGAATAGATACCGTTTTGGATAAAATGGAAAGTTCTAATAAAGAGATTATGGAAGAATTCAAATCTCTCCGTAAAGATATGAGTGACCACAACAAAAACGAAAAAGAATCTCTCGATAAAATACTACAATGGAAATGGATGGTTGCCGGTGGTATTATTGCTGTTTCATGGTTGATTTCTAATGTAAATTTAGATACAATAAGTAAGTTAATTAAATAAGAATTTTTTGAAATAATATATTATGAGTGTTTTCATCGACAGGACTTTCCTGTTACAACTTTCGCCAAAATTACAAAGGTTTACCAAGAAGAAGGATGACCTTTATAATTTTAGGTGTCCTCTATGTGGTGATTCTCAAAAGAATAAGCTAAAATCTCGTGGTTATGTTTATCGCAAAAAGAATGATTATTTCTTCATGTGTCATAACTGTGGAGTTAGCACCACATTCTATAACTTCCTAAAACAAGTAGACCCGAACTTACTTAAAGAGTATGCTCTTGAACGATATAAGAATGGTGAAACAGGAAATAACAATTATGAGAAACCAAAATTCGAAGAGGCAAAAACAACCAAGCCAATATTTAAAAAATCGTTGGACCTTCCATCTATCGACTCTTTACCAGAGGCACATTTTGCTAAAGTCTATGTTCAGTCAAGACGGATTCCGGAGGCCTTTCTCTCGCAACTATACTATGCGGAAGATTTCGCAGCCTTCATACAAAGTCTTGGGATTGAGAAGGAACTCACTAAAAACGATAAGCGTCTTGTCATACCGTTCTATGATGCGGAAAAGAATCTAGTAGCCATACAAGGCAGAGCATTAGGTGAATCAAAGTTAAGATATATTACTATTAAGACACACGAAGATAACCATAAGATATTTGGACTTGATAGGATTGACGAGGAGAAGATGATCTATGTGGTCGAAGGTCCGATTGACTCAATGTTCATTGATAATGCTGTGGCCACGGCAGATAGTAACCTAGAATCCATCACATCTATATACGATAAGTCCAAAGTAACATTGATATTTGATAATGAACCACGTAATAAAGAAATTATTAAAAAAATTGATGATGCAATAGAAAAACATTATAATGTAGTAATTTGGCCAGATATGATTGATTCTAAAGATATTAACGATATGGTCAAAGATGGTTTCTCACCAGACGAAATCCAAGATATCATAAGTAAAAATACATTCGTAAATTTGAGAGCAAAAGCTGAATTTATTCGGTGGAAAAAGATTTAAGTAATTGTAGTAATAATAATAAGAGGCGAAATAAGCATGACTGAATACCTAGGCATTAAAATAGATTTACAAAGAGATAAATTGTTTGATGAACTTGGCATTAAAAGACTTAAAGAAAGTTACATGAAGGAAGATGAAGAATCACCACAACACAGATTCGCATTTGTATCGAAATCGTTTAGTTCCAATCCGGAACACGCACAGAGATTATACGACTACGCTAGCAAACATTGGCTGTCTTATTCTACTCCCATTCTTTCTTTTGGTCGTTCTAAGCGTGGTATGCCTATATCATGCTTTCTTAATTACATTGAAGATACTGCGGAGGGACTAGTTGATAACCTATCAGAAACTAATTGGCTTTCTATGCTCGGGGGTGGTGTTGGCATTGGCTTTGGTATTCGTTCAGCAGACGATAAATCTACTGGTGTCATGCCTCACCTCAAAATCTATGACGCCAGTTCTTTGGCATACCGGCAAGGTCGCACTCGCAGGGGCAGTTATGCTGCTTACCTCAGCATTTCTCATCCAGATATTATCCCTTTCTTAGAGATGCGGAAGCCGACAGGCGACCCTAATGTTCGTTGTTTGAATCTACACCATGGTATTAATATCACTGATGATTTTATGAACATCATTGAAAAGTGTATGTTGGATCCTGAAGCAAAAGATGATTGGGAATTAAAAGACCCACACTCAGGTGAAGTCCGTGAAGTTGTATCAGCAAAAGAACTTTGGCAAAAAATTCTAGAGCTTCGTATGATGACCGGTGAACCATACATTCATTACATCGATACAAGTAACCGTGAACTACCAGAATTTCTCAAAGATAAAGGTTTGAAGATTCACCAATCAAATCTTTGTTCAGAGATTATTCTACCTACAAACGAAGAGCGCACAGCAGTATGTTGCCTATCTTCATTGAACTTGGAGAACTATGATGAATGGAAGTCTGAACCATTATTTCTCAAAGACGTTGCCGAAATGCTTGATAACGTCCTTAATTACTTCATCGCTAATGCTCCTGATGCTATCGCTCGTGCAAGATATAGTGCCGAAAGAGAACGTTCTATCGGTATCGGTGCTCTTGGGTTCCATGCTTATCTACAGCGTAATGGCATTGCTTTTGAAGGAGTAATGGCCAAAGTTGCAAACAACAGAATGTTCAAACACATTAAAGAAGGATTAGATGTTGCAAATATTGAATTGGGTAAAGAACGTGGTGAAGCACCAGATGCAGTCGGCACCGGCCGCAGGTTTAGTCATGTTATGGCTATCGCTCCTAATGCTAGTAGCTCTATCATTATGGGTAATACATCACCTAGTGTTGAGCCATACCGTGCTAATGCTTATCGGCAAGATACACTATCTGGTGCTTACTTAAACAAGAATCGTTGGTTGGATGTTATCATCAAAGAGAAAGCAAAAGACGAAGAAGAATATAATGAAATTTGGTCGTCTATCATTGCGAATGATGGTTCAGTTCAGCATTTAGATATACTCGATGAAGCAGTTAAAGATGTATTCAAAACATCTATGGAAATTGATCAACGATGGGTGATTGATTTGGCTGCTGATCGTCAAGCATATATCGACCAAGCACAATCACTCAATCTGTTCTTTAGACCAGATGCACACATCAAATATATTCATGCTATTCATTTCATGGCATGGAAAAAAGGATTGAAAACTTTGTATTATTGCCGTTCAGAGAAGATTGGTAAAGCTGATAAAGTATCCAAAAAGATTGAACGACAAGTAATTAAAGAATTGGACATGGAACAAATAGCACAAGGTAATGACTGTATTGCTTGCGAAGGTTAATTTAAGGAAAAACAATAATGATAAAAAAAATAGAATCAAATCTTTCGGAAGAACGCAATTATTTCAAACCTTTTAATTATCCATGGGCATATGAAGCTTGGTTGAAACATGAGCAATCTCATTGGTTACACACCGAAGTTCCTATGGCTGAAGATGTAAAAGATTGGAAGAAAAAATTAAGTAAAGAAGAAAAAACATTTTTAACTCAAATATTCCGTTTCTTTACACAAGGTGATATTGATGTGGCTGGTGGATATGTTAAGAATTATCTGCCATACTTTCCACAACCAGAAATTCGTATGATGCTAACAGGATTCGCTGCCAGAGAGGCGTTACACATTGCAGCTTACTCACACCTCATTGAAACACTAGGTCTACCTGAAACCACATACAATGAGTTCCTAGAGTATGAAGCGATGCGTGAGAAACATGATTACATTATGGACATCTCTAGTAAGAATACCACAAGAGAGAATACTGCCACACATATTGCTGTGTTCTCCGCCTTTACTGAAGGTATGCAATTGTTTAGTTCGTTCATCATGTTATTAAACTTTGCTCGTCATGGTAAAATGAAAGGTATGGGACAAATTATTACTTGGTCGATTGTTGATGAAACTCAACACGCAGAATCCATGATTAAATTATTCAGAACATACATAGAAGAAAATCGTGAGATTTGGAATGATGAACTCAAAGGAAAAATCTACACGGTTGCTGAGAGAATGGTTCAACTAGAAGATAAGTTTATTGACCTAGCATTTGGTGTAAATCAAATGGAAGGACTCTCAGCAGAAGATGTTAAGAAGTATATTCGTTATATTGCAGACCGCCGATTGATTTCATTAGGACTCAAAGGTGTGTTTAAAGTGAAAAAGAATCCTCTACCATGGGTAGAAGAAATGATTAACGCACCAACACATACTAATTTCTTTGAAAATCGTGCTACTGACTATGCAAAAGGAGCTTTGTCTGGAAATTGGGGAGATGTTTGGGCTCATTAAGGAATTTAAATGACAAACAAATCATTATCAGGTGAATGCCTGAGTTGTGAATCAACTTATAACGTATCGTATATGGAAGAAATGGTATCTCAAGACTTACCAGAACATTGTCCATTCTGTGGTGAACAAATCGAAGAATTATCCGAGGACTATATAGAGGATGATGACGATGATTTGGACACTAAGGAATGGGACTAAACTGGCAATATGATGGTAAAGATTTTACGGAAGACTTGATTGGTGATAATTACGGGTTCGTGTATCAGATTACTAATCTGACGAATGGTAAAAAATACATAGGCAAGAAATTTTTTTATTCTACCAAAACCAAACAAGTCAAAGGTAAAAAGAAAAAACTCAAAGTCCAATCTAATTGGCAAACTTACTATGGAAGTAGTGACATCTTACAGAAAGATGTGTTACAATTAGGACATGAAAAATTTGTCCGTGAAATACTTCATTTATGTAAATCAAAAGGTGAATGTGGTTATCTCGAAGCAAAAGAGCAATTTGTTCGTGGTGTAATGGAAAGCGATGACTATTACAATACATGGATAATGGTACGAGTTAGAAAATCACATATAAAAGGATTACAATGTTAGAAATGTTAAAGCCTCTGAAAGATGAAAAATTAGATTTTCTTTATTTTTTGGCAGGTGAAACAGAAGATCAAATTCACATCATGAGTTCACAGTATGCAAATCCTGGTGAAAAGATTGGTGGAAATTCATTAGGTGATTTATATCACATTGTATTGTTCCGTGAGAGTAAAGAGAATTCGGAAGAATATGATGATGTTGATGAATTTGAAGCAATTCTTGCCTGTCCGTTAGAATACGCTTCTGGTTTAATACCAGGTGGATTTTTTGGTATAATTGCCAGAAAGACTACCACATCAGACAAACTCGTAAACAAAATTCTTGCCTTAATGAAAAAGAAGTGATATAATATAATTTTGAAACTGTGAAAGTTTGTTATGATTCTCGTTGACTTAAATCAAGTATTACTGGCCGGTCTTATGGCTCAAATTGCCAACCATAAAGGCAAATTAGATGAAAACCTAATTCGTCATATGGTGTTAAACATCATTCGTAATCACCTGAAGAACTTTAGAGGTGAATATGGTGAAGTTGTTCTTTGTTGTGATAACCGTAAATACTGGCGCAAAGAATTCTTTCCATTCTACAAAGCATCTCGCAAAAAGAATCGTGAAAAGTCGGATTTAGATTGGCATCTGATTTTCGACATTCTTGCTAAACTAAAGCAAGAACTCAAAGAAAATTTCCCATATAAAGTAATTGATGTAGAAGGTGCCGAAGCGGATGATATCATTGGCACCCTGGTACCAATTTATTCACCACACCAAAAGGTTTTGATTCTTTCAAGTGATGGTGACTTTCTACAATTACAAATGTATGGTGAGAATGTCAAACAATACAACCCATCTCAAAAGAAATTCATAAAGTCTATAGACCCACTCTCAGAACTAAAAGAGAAAATCATTCGTGGCGACAAAGGTGATGGCATACCAAACATTTTCTCTCCAGCTGATTGTTTTGTCCGTGATTTAAGACAGAAACCTATTACTCAAAAGGTCATTGAGAAATACATGGCCGAACATTATGGTGAATGGCAAGATGAATCAGCGAGAACTGGTTTCTCTCGTAACCAGACACTAATCGATCTTAGAAACATTCCCGGCGACATCAAACAGAAAATTATAAATAGCTATGAGGAGACAAAACCT